CGTGGGGAATTGTTCAAGAAGATCGAATCACAATCGAAAGAGATGAAGGAGCTTCGAAAAGCTCTGAATGAATTAGCCAAGCACAATTCTCAAGTTCGACAAGTCGAATACGAGCGTGCCCTTAAAGCGCTTAAGGAAGAAAAGAAGAGGGCTATTGCGGAAGCAGATGCCGAGCGTGTTGTAGAAATCGATGATCAACTGGATCTCGTTAAAGAACAACAACGCCAACTTCATGCTCAACCCGTTCAACAAATTCGCGATGAGGTTGCACAAGAGCACCCTGTTTTTGCAAGTTGGAAGAATCGGAATGGTTGGTATGAGAATGATGTGGCAATGCGTGGGTGGGCGGATGCACGAGGCATCCAGTTGGCAAATGAAGGCCGTTCCCCCAACGAAGTCTTACAACAAATTGAAAAAGAAGTAAAAGATCGGTTTAAAGAAAAGTTCCACAATCCGAACCGTGATCGTGCGTCGGCAGTTGAGGGGAATGCTTCCCGAGCAGCAGGTCGATCCAAAGATGCGGATATCGAATTGACGGATGTCGAGAAGACAATTATGAAGACTTTAGTTGACGGTGGTCATCTTACCAAAGAAGAATATATCGCTCAACTCAAAGCTGTAAAGAATAAATAATCCAAGAGGACACCAATACCATGAATCGTAGAACTACTACCCAAGAAGATCAAGAAGTGAAGGCAACGAGCGTTCGCCCCAAACGCACTCCTGTTGGTTTGCGTCCTCGGCTTGCCGTGTTTGGCAAAGATCCGAACTTTGAATACCGGATTGTTAATGACACTCCGGGTAACGTTTCTTTAATGAAGCAAAATGGTTGGCAGTTGTGTACCAACGACGAAATTGATGTGGGGAATTTCCGTACTGAACAAGCAACGGAAGTTGGTTCCCTGGCCTCGATGGTTGTCGATAGCGGTACGGGTATGAAGGCATATGTGATGAAAATCTCGAAAGATGAATATCAAGAGATCCAAGACGCATATGATCGGGAGGCCCGAGCTATGGAAGAAACACTTCGGCCTAATACTAATGATGGCGAATATGGGAAAATCTCGATTGATCGTTCTGGTAGACGATAACACACCCCATAACGTAGCCATCACTCTTTAAAAACTTTTGGAGAAATAAAGATGGCTAATGTTAGTCGTGTGAATGGCCTCCGTCCTGTGAAGCATCTCGACGGCTCTCCGTGGAACGGCCAACTGAATAAGTACTTTGTCCCGGCTAGTGATAGCACGGCAATCTTCCAAGGCGACTTGGTGAAGCTTGGTGGGGCAGTGGATTCGGTTGGTGTTCCGTCGGTGGCTAAGTTTGTTGCAGGTACGGATTCGGCCGCAGTTGGTGTCGCAGTTGGGTTTTCTATTAATCCTCTGAATTTGAACAGCCCGCAGTATCGTGCTGCTTCAACGGCAATGTATGTGTTGGTGGCTGATGCTCCTGACACGGTGTTTGAAATCCAGTCGGGTGTTGCGGCTACGCCGACGACCTTGACTCAAAACGCTCAAGTTGCCGATGCTGGTGGCTCGACGACGACGGGTCAAAGTGGTATGTCGATCACGTCGTTTGCAACGACTGCTACCTTGCCCCTCAAGGCAATGGGTGCATCGCTGCGCGTTGACAATGATATTACGTCCAATAACTACAAAGTTCTGGTGGCCATTAACAACCACCAATTGAACGGTGGTACTGGTACGGCTGGCGTCTAATCTTAGAGGAGAATAGAAAATGGCTGGTATTATTAATAGTTCAAGCTTTGCTAAGGCCCTTTGGCCTGGTGTCAACGCTTGGTATGGTAAGGCGTACGACGAGTACCCGGTTGAATGGGACAAGTTGTTCGATAAATTCACGTCGCGTAAGCAATACGAAGAAGATGTTGGTATTTCCTCGTTCGGCCTGGCTTCGGTGAAGCCTGAAGGTGCTCCGATCACGTACGATTCGGAACAGCAAACCTTCACGACTCGTTATACTCACGTTGTCTATGCTCTCGGGTTTATCATCACGCGAGAAATCATGGAAGATGATCAGTATGATGTGGTCGGTCAACGTAAGGCCCAAGGTCTTGCATTCTCGATCCGTCAAACGAAGGAAGTTGTTGGTGCCAATGTGTACAACCGTGCGTTCAATAGCTCGTATGTTGGTGGTGACAATGTCTCGCTGATCAACGCCTCGCACCCGAACTTTGCTGGTGGTACGTGGTCGAATCAAATCGCCACGGCGGCGGATTTGTCGGAAGCCGCTCTTGAGCAAGCGTGTATCGATATTGCGAACTTCACGAATGACCGTGGTCTGCGCATTGCGGTTCGTCCGGAATCGCTTATTCTTCCGATTCAACTTGAATTCGAAGCCGAGCGTATCCTAAAGACGGAACGTCGTGTTGGTACGGATAATAACGATATCAATGCCCTCCGCCAAACGGGTCGGTTCCCGAAGGGTATCATTCTGAACCACTACTTTACGAACTCGCTGGCTTGGTTTATCCGTACTGATGTTCAAAACGGTATGAAGATGTTCGAACGGCGTGGTGATGAATTCGAAATGGACAATGATTTCGATACGGAAAACGCCCGTTTCAAGGCAACGTCGCGTTACAGCTTCGGCTGGACGGACCCCCGTGCTCTTTACGGCTCGGCTGGGGTTTAATGATCCGGGGGCTTCGGCCCCCTCTTTAGGAGATTAATATGGGTTACAATGCACAGGATCTGACTCCGCTCAATCCTGATTATCCGAGTCCCCTGAATCCGGTCCGCAAGGAGTATGCGATTGTTCCGTTCCAAGTTGCTCGTTCTAATACGACGGCTTTCAAGGTAGCGGTTCTTCCGGATGATGCGACGATTCTCGGTATTCGTTATTACAACAACACGGCGGTATCTAATGCTGGTACTTCAGCTACGATTACCATTACGGCAACTCCCTTGGGTCCGGGTAGTGGTGGTCAATATACTCTCGGGACGTATGATGCGAAGGGCACGGCAACGGGCTCTGGTTTCATCAGTTCGTCAACGGAATTTAATCTATTCCGTGCGGGCGCGCAGACGGGGGATATCTTGATTAAAGCGTCGTATGCCGAAACGGGCACAGCTTCGAGCGCGGGTGGTCCTTGGATTTTCCTTATTGAATATACGAGGTAAGTATGAGACGAGTTGTTCAAACTGTGACTGGTGTGGGCACCTCGTCCATCGTCCCAGTCGATCCGCGATCTACGTCTTTCGGGATTGGATTTGGTTGTGAAGTTACAGGTACAGCGACCTTTTCGGTGCAGCATACCTTTGATGATATTTTTAATCCGGCGATTACGCCGGTTTGGTTTAACCATGAGTTTGTAAACGCTCAAACAGCTAATGTGGACGGAAACTATGCTTTCCCTATTGCCGCTTTCCGCCTTAACGTTACTGCCGGTACTGGGACTGTTACTATGGTGGCTCTCTTCAACGCAGGCCAAGGATAATTCTATGTCGAACAGCGGGGTATCATTAGCACAAGGTGTGTCAGGAGGAACTTCAACAGGGGCTACTGGTCCACAAGGCCCCGCCGGTCCGACTGGACCACAAGGTCCAACGGGTCCACAAGGTCCTGCTGGAGTCTCGGGACTTACGGCTAAAGGCAATTACGACAATACTGTTACCTATGTTCCAAATGATCTGGTAACATACAACGGTTCTGCTTACGTTAATTCTGTTACTTGTACCGGAGTGCTGCCGACTAATACCGCCAATTGGTCATTGCTGGTTGCTCAGGGTGCCACAGGTCCAGCTGGACCCACTGGTGCAACCGGTCCACAAGGACCAGCAGGATCACTGAACCTGAGTACCTCCTATACCCAAACTGGAACTGGGATGGTGGCAAGAACCGCTGGATCCAAGTTAAGTGATTTGGTCACAACCGCAGATGTGGGGGCTGATAATACCGGTGCCGTTTCTGCCAGTGCGGCCATCAACAATCTTTTTGCCAACACTTTAGATTCTTACGCTCTTTCAGGCACATTTACTGTTCCAAATACAATTAATTTTGGCGCTCAGACCTTTCGTGCCGGACAAGCATCGACATTCAACAGTTCGAATACTGCCAACTGCTACAACCTAACTTCCAACAGTTATGTATTTGGAGGAGTGTGGAATTCTACAGGTGGTCCCGGCTTTAACGTTGCTGCCAATGCCACAAACTTTGGTATTCACGATGCAACCATCACGAATACTAATGCCACAAATGGTACAGGACTGACATTCAATGCAACTGGTATTACTCAAGCTAAAGTAACTCGTTGTACTATTAATGCCTCTGTATATGGGATTTTGACCAATAGTGCAGGTACTATTGACGGTTTAATTATTATGGGGAATGACATTACAGGTCAATCCGACCCGATTGAGTTAAACGCTCTGGCCGGTATCGCTCATAATAATATTCCCATTGTGGCTAATATTCTTCGAGCCACTAAAACTGGTAGTGGACATACATCGGGATTCGCAGTAGGGATCGCCGGTGCTCACGGAGTACCTGTGGTAGGTAATGCCGTGTCTACTAGTCGTTGGGAAATGATTCACATTGAGGATAAACAGACAAATATCGCTGTTGTTGGTAATACGGGCCAGAACCTTCAAGGTGATATGGTTCGGATGCAGAACTCCACTGGTGGTGCTACTGGGGTAGTGGTAGTGGGAAATAACGGCACCTCGTCAGGTTCAGGTCTTGGTAACTATGGCTTGAATATGATTAATGACGGTGGTGGCTCTGTTCCCGGAACCCTTTGTGTTGGGAACCGATTTGCTGGATTCGATTATGGTCTATATGGCGGCCAAACCGATGTGTTGTGCGAGGGCAACGTTCTCGACACTTGCGGTGTTGCCGGCATCGGATCGAATGGCGGTGGATTCTTGTATGGCACTAGCTATGTGTACAACACCTCGACATTAGTGAAGACTAGTAATGCCACGGTAGTGGGTCGTGTTTGTACAAACGCAGCACCGACGACTATTCTTGACACATCTGCCCATGCGGCTAATAGTATGGGGACGTTGATTGAAGAAGGATTTGCCTTTAAAGGAATTACCGGCACATTAGCTGCTACCTCGACAACAACGGTAAATCTCTTTGCCCTTCCTAAATTATTGAAGGGTCGACTTATCATTCGATTACAGCAATCTCTAAGTACGGCATTTGTCTATCTCTCAGCAGATGTAATGTGGGACGGTACCACTCTAACGGTGTCAAATCAACTCACCAAGGCATCGGGAAACATTTCCGCAGCCTCACCTTATTTTTCTAATTCGGCTGGAACATGTCAAGTATCCATTGCTAATAGTGGTTCTTCAGTAAACATTTCCCATTTAGATGTTATATTTAAAGGGGAGTTTTATAACTAATGGCAATTGCTCTAAACCCAGATGTAACAGTTTTTTCCAGTGTCACTGAAGAACAGGGTGTAACAACTGCCGCGGGAGTTTCTACTTGGAACTCAGTAGTTGGTGGAGCAGAACCAGAATATCTGTACTTAATGTCAGGTGGAGTATTGTTACTTATGTCGGGCGGCGGATTACTGCTCATGTCAAATAATAATGTTTAAGGGAACGATAAGATGGCAGCGAATCAAAATGTAACACAATTAACACAACAGACTGGGACCGCAGCGCCGTCATCGTTGTTCTATGCCGTGACGAATGGATCAACAGATACTGGACTACCTCTCTCGGTATTAGTGAATAGTCTTGGACTTACAGGAACCCCTACGTGTCCAACTCCTGGATCTATAATCGGCACAACACAGATTGTTAACGGAGCCTATGTAACTACGTATTATGCTCCACTGGTCTCTCCGGCACTAACGGGTACTCCAACTGTGCCTACTGCGGCGACTGGTACAAATACGACGCAAATTGCATCAACTGCGTTTGTCCAGACGAGTTATGCGGCTCCTCCGATTATTGGTAGTACGACGCCTAATAGTGCAACGTTCACAACCCTTACGACTACAGGGCTAGCCACTCTTTCTAGTCTTTCAACGTCGAGTGCTACGATTTCTGGTGGTTCGATTAATAGCACATCAGTGGGAGCCACAACTCCCAGTACGGGAGCCTTTACGACTCTGTCAGCCAGTTCAACGGTTAGTGGAGCAGGTTTCTCATCGTACTTGGCAAGTCCTCCGGCAATTGGTGGGACGGCAGCTAATACGGGAGCTTTTACGACACTGACTGGTAGTACCTCGGTGGCGGCTACTGGAAGTGCCAATAACGTTACTCTTGCCGGGGCTACGACTGGCAATCGTCCAACAATCACGACCTCCGGTAGTGATACTAATGTGGGTCTTGGGGTAGTGGTAAAAGGTTCAACCACAATTCACATTGGTAATACGACTGGAGATTGGGCAACGATTACAGGTCCCGCGACCGCAGCAAACTTTGTTCAATTGGCTGGTGCAGCAGCGGGGAATCAAGTGGCAGTCAATACGGCGGGCTCCGACACTAACATTAATTTACAGTTGTCTCCAAAAGGAACGGGCACCATTTCAACAAATGCCGTTATTGGTAACTACAATACGATTGCGACGGTTGGTAATGGGGTTCCGGCTGAGTATGCTCAAGCCAATCTTGCTGCTCAAGCAGCGAATATTGCT